GAGGAAGAAGAATACGCGGGGTTACGCTATCGCACCTCTTTCGCAAATTGTGAGCGTACCCACATATGCCACCGGGGGTTCTTTTACTGTGAACCTTTTCGGCTGTTGCATTTGCGACACAACACTTGCAAGTTGCTTGGAATAGACAAACCGTTTTGTGATAAAGGTTTGATGTGATCAAGAGTCAAGTCTTTGGTTGAATGACAGATAGTGCAGAACGGTTGTTGCGCTCGCATTGTGCGCGATAGCTCGTGCCATTTGCTGTCGTATCCACGATCTGCACGCTTTGGTCTCTTGCGTTCTAATAATCTTTTGCAAGCATCACATCGTGAAGCACGAACAACAACTCCGCAACCATTGCAAGGTCTAGGCAATACCATCGGTGTTTATCAGATACTCGATTGCCATTGATAACTTTGTTGTGTCATCACCATAGTAACCAAGACCAACATTGCATCGTGTGCATAAGAGTCCACGAATCTTGTGTGTCTGATGGTTGTGGTCAACGACTAGACCGCGCTCTGTCTCTGATGTATGTATGCCACAGATGGCGCATGAATTGTTTTGTGCTTGAAGTAATGAATCGTATTGTTGATCTGTAATGTTTGTGATGTTGCGATGAATTGTTCTACAAGTCTTGCATATGTCGTATCGCCCATTTGCTGTGCGCTTATCGTTATGAAATGAGTCAAGAGGTAAATCTAATTTGCAACGCCGACATTTGGATGTCGTGTCATTCATCTTCCTCATCTTCATCGTCATTGTCTGAAGTATCCAATCCAAGTGCAGCAAGGCGATCCTCAGTCGGTAATGACAGATATGACTGAAGGGTTGCTTGAACTGCTCGACTCAGTAGAGATTCAATGGCATCAAATGAAAGAGACTGATCTGTTGTCAACTCAGTTGCTACATCGCCAATGTTTATGATTATCTTCAGCATTTTAGTGTTCCGAATACTGATGCAGGGATAGCAAAACCTGATAGCGAAAGCGTAGCATAAGGCGTTGCCAACTTTGTCAAATCAATCACAATTGCACCACTTTCAGAATGTCCCCGAAGTTGTAAAGGCTTCCACGCTTTTCGATGTCATTGCGTTTCACAATCCTGTAAATCTCTCTCTGACTTATCTTGAGCCATAAACTGATTGCCTCAACATCAAGAAAGAACTTTCGATTCGGATTGCTCATTGCCAACTTCACCAATCGAGCTACTGTCCAAGATTGCTTACACCCGAAGCAAGAGACCTCATCAGATAAGTTCTCAACATCTATCACAACAAATCGTTTGCATTCATCAGTAGGACAAGGAATGCGCCGGGCTTGTTCAGAGAACTTCTTTGCTGCTGCTCTGCCTTTGGCATGGAGACCATAGACATCTGATGCGAAGTCTACCGCCCACGGTTGCAACAATGTGTAGTCCAAGTGAGCCAGGTGGAACGAGCAGGTGGCATCAACCTCTGCCTCAATGCTTGGCTTCCTGTCCAAGTAGGCAGGTGGTGTGAGTCCACGACCAATGCGAATCGGTACCTCATAGCCATGCAGGATGTGGAGCAGGTCAGTTGCCATTGAGAAGTCCAAAGCATTGACATTGATGCCGATGCTTCTCTCAGAGCTAACTGCGCCCGATCCTGTCCGAGCAGGTGCCAAGTGATTACCTGCCTCATACTGCAATGCAGGAAGTTCAACAAGGCACGCCTTGACCTTCAACTCACAGGTAAAGCACGCGCCTTCACTCTTGGTCGCTCGTTGGCAGATAGTGCAGTTCATCAGAAAGGAACTCCTTCGTACTCTTTGGATGGCTTCGGCCTTCCCCAATAGGCAGGTGCCATCTCAGGGGTCTCAAACAGGTGCATGGTCGAACATAGGTGGGTGGCAAGGGTGACGGCGTTGGCGTGGGTTCCCATTGCAATGCGGCTTGAGGTTCTCCTGACCGCCTCAAAGGAGACAACAGTTTTGTGGCACTCATAGGTTCTTGCACCCTGTAAGACCTTGACGATCTCTTCGGCAACATTGAGTCGAGCCGTATCAAGTTTCGTATCAAATCCGCCCGATGATAAACCGTGCCAAATAAGTTTTCCACAGGCTCGGCAGTTTATTGGTTCAAAGTTGTAATTCATTATATTAACCGCGCCCAAGCGTGCCACCGAACCGCGCCCCGCGCCCCTCTAAAGAGGGGGCGCGTCGGCGCGGTTGTCGGCAGTATGCCGAGATTTCAGCGGATTGGTTCGGCGCGGTTCGGCGCGGTTGCATTTTCAAGAGTTATCCACAGGCAAAGTCTCAAGAGTTCGGACATCATTGACCACAAAAGTTTTCTTATGCTTGAACAATTTCTTCTGTCCTTCCTCTTTCATCAACAGATTGCCACTCATCACAAGGGATGTCAGAGCTGTTGAAATCTCGGTGTTGCCAATCTTATGACCCTCTTTGCGAATCTTGTCTCTGATCTCATTCAAGCCCATCTCATACCCATGTGCTTCCATAAACTGTGAGACCAACTCAAGGCGAGAGTCGGCAGAGGCGATGGCAACGGTGCCACCTGAGATTGAGACTGAGATTGATTCATCCTTGCCGTTTCGGATATTGGCGATGCCTAATGTCTTTGCATCAGGGCAAAGGGCGCGGACAAAGCCAGGGCGATCCTTAGTCACCTTCAGGTCAAGGCAACCGTCAATGCCTCTGCCAAATGGCATTGACACATCACAGGCAATCGCCACCCCATCAATATCTGCTCTCTTTGCTTGAGCGCCGATGGCATAGTTTCCTCGGTTGTCCTTAGATTTGGTCACATGGTCAATGGTCAAAATCCCTGCGCCAAATATCTTCAGCGGCTTCAAGACCTTCTGTGAAAAGGTCGTGGCATCCTTGTTCTTTTCCAAATCCAACCCAAGCAGGTTCATCGCGGCGTTAACACCATCCACGACAATCAGCGTTGGCAGGTACTTGCCAATCTCAGTTTTCATGATCTCTCCGATGCCATCACCGAGTGGTTCATCAGGGTTGGCATACTTGAACGACTTGAGCCTGTCCATGTCGCATTTGAGGGTCTTAAGGCGGTTGAAGATGCCACGGGCAGAGTCCTCGAAGTCAATGTAGAAAACACAGTTGCCTTTGGCTAACTCTTGCCTCACCGCTTCCAATGCCACCCAAGTCTTGCCTGACTCAGACTCACCGAACAGAGCGTTGACCTTCCCTGCATACAAGATGTTATTGCCATCCTCACGGCGAAGCATTGAGGGCGGCAGTTCCTCATCAAAGTCCTCATTCCAAATCTCGCGTGGAATCCAAGAACTTGTGGCAACTTCCTCATTCTCATCATGCAACTGCACCATTGACGGTGCGTGAACATCTAACCCTGCCCAATCGGTTTTCAGCTCTTGAGAGGCACCATATCCCTTCTCTCGCAAGGCTTTGGCTGCTTGTTTGAAATCTCCATTGTGTTCAATTTGAGCGTAGGCGGCAAACTTGGAGTATGAGGATTCAGCGTTGAAAATGGTTGATGTTGAAAATACAAACAGTTTGTCATTGCCTGAGAAGTTGGTGGTGGCAGATACGCCTTCATTCTTGCCAGGTCTGCGCCATGCCGTGGCATCTGCCTTTGAATACACCTTTGTCCACCCAAGAGGTTCAAGGATAGATTCCCAAGTGACTTTGGCGTTGTAATCATCACCTGCCGATAAGAATGAGTCATCACGCTTGACCACATCTGCCTGAATGGATTCAACCTTTGGCATCTGATCAAACATTGCAAATAGGTTGTGCAGGGCGTTTCTCTCCTGCATGGTGATCGTTGGAATGGTCTCAATTGACCCACCAATCAATGTCCAATTGCCACCTGATGGGTGTGTGGAACCACCTGAAGGTGCGGTGATAGTGAACCCACCTTGACCGCGAGTCTCAGCAAGAACATCGTTGCCACCTTCACCCGGTTTGCGAGCCAACTTTGTGTTGCCAGGAACTTCGCCATCTGAAATCTTATACAGCCAATGAAGTCCACCTGAAGGTGTCATCTCCACATACCCTGAATTCAATTGCTCCCATAACTCTTTCAACCCTGAGTTGTTGGCAATCTCTGCGATCTCAAGATGTATTTTCTGAGCTACGGCGCGACCTTCAAGTTCGAGCATCTCAAGATTGCCGGAGACCTTGCCGGTGACAACGCCAATGCCGTCAACACCGTTCTTGAACCACATGAGCAATTCATCAGTCGTTGGGAGTTCCTCTTGAAAGCGTTGCCAGGCAAAGGCAGGTCGCTTGGAGCCGTCATTGGCAACAGGAACAACTGAGATTCCTTCTTTCAGGAACCTGAGTGCGATTGGCAGTAGCTCATTCATCGTTGCCCCCTGTAAATGTAAAACCGTTTTGTTTCATGTGATAAATGACAAACTTTGCCAACCGACCCGGCGTATCGGGAAGGGTGTATTCATACCCATCCCAAAGCGCGATGGCAATGGCCTCTTGCAGTTCTTCTTCTTTCATAATGGCATTTTGTCATTGATAGCAAAATCAATGCGTGCTTGTGCAATTGCCACATACTCAGCCGATTGATCTATTCCAATGAAATCAAAACCTTCATAGGCACACGCCTTGCCAGTTGAACCTGAACCCATAAATGGATCAAGCACAATGCCATTTGGCGGTGTCACCAGGCGAACCAAGTATTGCATCAGCATTACAGGCTTCACCGTTGGGTGATGGTTGAGTTTTGCATTGTTAGTGCGGTTGCGTGGGTTATCGCCACCGACCCCGCCATCCTTGCGACCATCGTGATCACGCTTTGCCTCAAACCCCTCAAGCCCCTCGTTGCGGTCACGCTTGCTTGCCTTCGCGCAGTAAAAGAATCGGGCGGCACTGCCACTGTCATCAAATCCGCCAATTTTGTCAGGTTGTGAGTTCCAAGTGCCTGAATAAACTTCATTGTTTGTGTTGTTTGGTTGCTTTTTGCCTGAAGTGCTTTTGCTATCAGGAAACAACGCCACAACCTCATCACTGCCATCGTGAATAAAGTTGGCGGGGAAGCGGCCTGCTGGCACATCACCAGTTGCTTGAGTTTCACCCTTGCCACCTGGTTGCAATTGGCCAGGTGCGTAACTTCTTGATGCAGGCCAAGTTTCTACTGTTTCACCAACCCGCGACCCGTCAATGTTCAACCCGCCAACGCCATAGGTCAACACATTGTTTGCAACAGTGCCTTCCAACGGCTTGCGAGCAAGCACCATTGGTTCGTGTGCTGGTTTGAGTGCGGTGCCCCAGCCATTCCATTGCTGCGCGGCGGCGGTGGCAGGGGCAGTTTCATTCCAAGTTTCATAAACAGTTTTACCGCCAACAGTAGGCAGTGCAGATTTTCCTGAAGTTGAACGCGCTTTTGTAGTTTGCCCGACAACCTCGCGCTCTGCACCTGCAGCTTTATCAATCCCCTTTGAAATGTTGTGCGACTTGGGAAAGCCTGACCCATACACCCACATAATCTGATCGCGGATTTGAAACCCAGCATCCTCAATGGCAACGGCCATACGGTGATAGGTGCGAGAGCCTGAAAAAGCAATCAGGTGGCCACCAGGCTTAATCACTCGCAACGCCTCTTGCCATACTTCAATGTTGAAGGCAATGCCGCTGGCATCCCAACTTTTGCCCATAAATCCCAGCTCATACGGCGGGTCAGTGACAATTGAATCCACTGAGTTATCAGGCATTGCCTTCATTGCTTCAATACAATCTGCGTTAATTAGTTTCATTCATTGCCCCCAATAGTTGTTTCCCGATTTCAAATGTATATGCAGGTGGAATTGCCTCAACCAATTCGCCCCAAATCATCCAATCAATGCCCATTGCTTCACGGGCCTGTTCAATTGTTTTAGCAGTATGCCCACCGCCAGGAATTTCATCACGCATTGAACCATAAATGCCAACTGGTTTTCCTTGCGCCTTATGGTCACAAATTGAACCAGTCAATTGATAATTAGATTCAAACAATCGGTGGCGGCGAACAGTTAAACCAAAAGATGAACCACACATCTGAATTGGATTGATTAGCGGTGCGCCAGGTACATTTTCAATAACATACGGCTTGCCGCTTTCAATAAGTGCTGCTCTAGTTTGTGGAATGAGATCAATCTTTGTTGTTGACTTTCCCTGGGCGTTACGAAGGTGGCGTGTTGAACTGTGAGTTTGGCAAGGTGGTGAAGCTGCAATCACATCAAAAGATGCAAGAAATGCTTTATCCTCTAAAACTTCCAGCGCATCTGCTTGAATAAATGTAAATGGAAAACGCTTTTGTTTTTTAATGTCAACGCCAACAACTTCAAAACCTGCGCGGTGGTATCCCATTGCTGCCCCGCCCGCTTTTGAGTAAAGATCAAGAAGCCTCACTTGCTGCCACCCCATCCATCACCTTTGAAGATGGTGCCGCCCAATGAATACTTGCGTTTCATCAATCGTGTTTTGCAACCTTCGCAGCGCACGATCTTTTCTTCAATCATTCCAAAAAAAGCATCAGCCGTATGACCGCACTCACATTCAAATTGATAAATTGGCATTCTTACCCCCGTTCGGTTCTTGAAATCTTGTGAGGTGGCAAGAGTTGAACTTGCCCACGCTATTCCCCAAGAGCGTGAATCCCATACCTCGTTCCCGTGGCGAAAGGAAAGGATAAAGCCACAGGAATTTTTATACTGCTTTTGCGCCCAACTGATTCAACAATGCCTGAACTTCAGGTGGCAAGTTGTTGGTGTCAATAGGTGCTTGAGGTGTGGCCGTGGCAGATGCATTCGCATTGCCACCGCCGATGAAGGCATTTGCTTTTGCTAAATCATCGGCATTGCCTGTTGCATCAATGAGAATCCAGGGGGCGCTTTTTCCGGGTTTTGCCGCCCCTTGTCCTATGCGTGCTAAAACTCGTTGACCGATCTTGTCCTTGAGTGCATTCTTCAATGCGATGTTGAAGAACAAAACACTTGAGTGATTGTCATTGCCATCAAGGTCAACGATGTCAACCTCAACTGCATCTGTGACTCCGTGAACTGTTGTGATTTCTCGCTTGTGTTCAGTCGGTGTGATGATAAGCAGCTTTCCTGCCAAGTCTGCGACCTTGACTGAATCACCGCCGCCTTGCGTTGGTGCTGTGAACATTACTGTTCCCCCTCTTCGTTGTTGTTGTTGTCTAACTCTGTCGGTGGATTATTTTCCACCCATTCTTTGACACCATCTGAAAGTGCCTTTGTCGGTATCAGACCGCACTTGCAAGAGTTACATTCGCACATCATTGGGAATCCCCACTACAGGCGCGAGATAAATCTTTGCTATACGGTAAAAAATAAGGGCAATAACTGCACAGTCTTGTCGGTTCGGCAGGTATCAAATCCCACATTTGCGGATTGCTCTCAACATCTACTGTTGAAAGAAGCGTGTATAAACTGTCAATGCGAGCAAGTGCATCGAGTGCAACCTGCTCATCGTACTCGTACATTTCTAGGTGCATATCATCAAGTGATCCTGATGTCGGCAGGTAGACGAGAGCGACATGGTTGACGATTGCACCTTGCTGTGCTTTTCCGTAACCATAAAGCTGAGTCTGAATGATTTGTTGCTTGGTCGCGCCTTCTTTTCTGCGCGTTTCAATTTGCTTGGATGAGGTTGTTTTCCAATCCATCACGATTCCACGGTTGACATCAAATAAGTCAATTGAACCTGACAGACCTGAACGAATGGTGACTCGTTGCTCTACTTCATACCCTTCAATCTTGCCAAAGACATCTGCCAAGTAAGCGTGAATTGCCGTTCCCACCTGGGCGCTCCAACTACTGCTTCCACCCTCGTTGATCTTTTCCCAATCAAGGAGTTTGTAAGCAAGACGGCGTGAGCATTCATGCCCGATTTCTGATGGGCCGATGGCAATTTGCTTTGAGCGTGGCGACCATTGACCTGCCTTTAAAATAATCTCGGCAAGTTCATCTGCCAACACCTTTGAAGGCTTATGTGGAGCAACGAATGTCATCTAGTCCTCATCCTCGTCATCTTCATATGGCGTGAAAGGTGGTTCATCGAGAAGTGGTGAGATGGGCGTGATGATGCTCATTGCCCACCACTCTCGACAATTGTGAACCGCCGTGAAGTTGTTGGAACTTCTAAAAGCTGAATGACCTGATCAGGCAGGATTTCTCGTGCCTTCTTTACATCAATGCGCTTAGATTCAACAAATGACCACCGCACAACTTCATTTCCGTTGTGCATAGCCACTTCAGCATCACCCATCGCATTTTCTAAGTGCGAACGAGCAATATCGGCAACTTCTTGCCATTCTTTGATGCGAGTCAACGCATCTGAGTATTGTTTAAGCCACGAAGCAATATCATCATCAAAGACAACACGCTTGTGTTCAATTTCAATGGTCACTTCAATTCCCCCGAATCTTTGTTAGTACCAATTGAACTTTTGGAAGTGAGACCACGCGATGCATGGATTCACATGTCGCCTGTGGATATAGGCGAGCGTTGCCACAAGTTGTGACACACGAGACTCAGAATGTTCCATTCCAAGATTGCGATAAGTTGAGTCAAGTAATTGTCCGATGCCTTGAGCTGAACTTGTTGGGTTTTTCGCATCTTTCCAGGCTGATTCTTTTCCGATCAACTGAGAAAAACACTTGTATTGCTTAGTGGTAAGCAAATCACGAGCCACTTCCTTCGGATTAACTGAAGCAAGCGGTGGTCGCTCTGAATAGACAATGGATGCAGGTACAGCAACTTGAGGCGCAAATGCGGCATTGACAATCATTGATGTCAAACCGCTCACGCTGATCATTATTGCAATCCCCCTGATGAGTTTCTTGTTTTGAGTTGTGATTGGAGTTCTCCCTCTGATTTCGCCCCTGCTTTGCGAAGAACTTGCGCGATATACGAAAGGTCTACATTCAAAGCAACTGAGATTTCTTTTGGTGTTCTTCCTTGCACAGTAAGTCTGCGAATCGTCTCGGCGTTATTTTTGCCGAACTTTTTGCGCCTTCTTTGAACATAAACTCCACGCTCCTTCGGTGTCGTTCCTGCCCAAATCCCAAATGGGATGTTCTCTGCAAGTGCGTATTCCAAGCACTCCTTTCGTTCTATACAACCGCCGCAAATACTGCGAGCAATTGGGAGACTGTTTGCCTCTTCGACCTTTCCTTCAGGAAAGAAAATGTCGGGGTTTTCGATGTCACGGCATTTTGCCTGCAACAACAAAGGTAATGTGGGAAAGAAGTATGTGAAATTCACTCCTTCGTTCCAAGCCATTGTTCCAAGTCCTGAACGACCCATGACTTTTCAATGCCGGCATTTCGGCGTTTGATTATGACATAAGCAGGTGGAGTTTGTTTCAGACCACGAGCTACGGCATAGTTCTTTGCTTCTGTGATGGCTTCATCCCAAAAGGCAGGAAGTGTGATCGCCTTGCGGTTTTTCAGCTCAAAGATATAAGTCTTGTTTGCAACGACACAAACAATGTCACCTTCATCTTTGCTTCCTGCCTTTGTTAGTCGCTCGGCGCTGACCCCGCGATCTCTCAGCCACTTCATTACTGAAGTTTCAAAGAGTGCGCCCTTGCGACCATTGGGATTTGCCACTTACTTCACCAACTCCAATTTTGTCGTCAGAGGTTGCGAGCGCATGGCGCGTGCATACTTCACGGCGGTGATGAGTTGTTCAGCCAAAGTAAGTGCCTCGCTTTCGCTCATGCTTGCGAGTTTGATTGCAAGGTCAGGAACGGCTGACCTCGCCTTATCCATCATCCTTGCTGCCTCGGATGACTTCAAATCTGTAATCAAGAGGTTCTCGATGGCTTCCAAATGTGCCATTGGAACGGCTGCCAGGACATCCTCAACCAAATCAAGGGTGGCATCGCGTTCTTCAAGATAGATTGCCACATCCCCATTGAGGGAGTTGTGAACCGAAAACAGAGGGTCGCGGTTGATCAATAGCCCCACCCACCCTCTGAGTGTGTAATCTGTGAGGTGAACCTGTCCTCAAGGGCTAGAAGCCCCCACACAAGCCCTGTGACGGCGACTGCGCCCGTTATGAGTAGCCAAAGCATTGTTTATCCCCTTTCCTTTGAGATGGGTCAATGGTCGCATAGAAGTTATCCACAGGGCAATCTGACACCCCAAAGATTTCTTGTGTTGTGTATTGACATGCGTATGGATAAGAGTAAAGTTCTTCTTGTAGGGGGGACGGCTCCCACAGATCGGGGTTCAAAATGCAGTTTGTAAAAGTAGCTTCAAACAATTACATCACTCTTGATGAAAAGTATTCAGTTCGCAACATTGTTGGTGCAGGATGGATTGTTGTTCAAAAAAATGAAGGTGAAAAGTATTACAGCCTTCAAATTGTTGAACAATCTTTCAAGAATGCTTTTGATGCAATGTCTGCACTTCGCACAAAGGTAGGTGCATAATGAGCAACCGCCTTTGGGTTGATGACAACGGAACAGTTGTTTGTGATGAACACGCAGGAACTTATTTGCGAGCAGGATTTGAAGCAAACAATCAAGCAATTCAACATCGCACACCGCTTGGAACTTGGTGCGCGTATTACACACATCTTATTGGTGGTGCAGATTTGGTGTGTGAGGTCTGCACACCTTGGGATTCACCAAATCATCCTTACAATCAGAAGGCGAGTGCATAATGATCACAAAGCGCGGAAAGAAGTTGCGAGCAATTGCAATTGCAGTTGGCATCATTCTTATTTGGCAAGTTGCAAGCAATCTGTGGTGGGTTGGTATTGATTCACCGAATGCTGAGTTTCTTGGTTGGTGTTGGGGTTCAATGACTGAATGTGTGGTGTTGTAATGGTTGGAAAGAAAATCAGGTCAGTCCGAGTCAGCGATCAGGTATGGGCGAAGGCGAAGGCGAAGGCACAGTCAGAAGGCAAATCAGTTTCCGAAGTAATCGTTGATTTCTTGAAGGGATATATCAAATGACAAAAGCCACAACCGCCATTGCCTTTGCCGAAAGAGGATGGCACATCTTGCCTGTTGCTCCTTATCAAAAGACACCATTCTTTCCCATTGCAACTCATGGGTATAAGTCAGCAACAACTGACATTGAATCCATTGAGAAATGGTTCACTCGCGCACCGATGCTCAACATTGGCATCGCTTGCGCCCCTTCAAACTTAGTTGTCTTTGACATTGACTACCGCAACGGCGGAACAACTGAAGGTCTGAACTTAGACACATTCACAGTTGCAACAGGCGATGGCTTGCATCTGTATTACACCGCCCCTGCCGATGCCAAATTCAAGGGCAAACTCCGTGAAGGCGTTGACATCAAGCACAATGGATATGTTGTGGGTGCAGGGTCATTGCACGAGTCAGGCAAGTTCTATGAAGTAATCAAAGACATTCAACCTGCACCGATGATGGAATATATTTAAGTTACAAAAAGACAAAGAAATCCCCTTCACCATGACCGACCAATGGTGAAGGGGATTTCTTATTTGGCAAGTGCGAGAGCAATGCCTTCTTCGAGAGAGATTTTTGGTTCATAGACTTCAAGCATCCGAGTGGGATCGCCTACGCGGTATTCAACACCAATCGGTGCATCAAGATTGTTTTTGATAGGTGCAAGATAACCTGCTTGCAACATCACCATCTCTGCCAACTCAATGAATGAGGTTGGGCGACCTGAACAGATATTCATTGTTTTCACATCATTGATCACGGCTGCAAAAGTAGCGCCCACGACATCATCAATGTGAACAAAGTCGCGCACTTGAGTTCCTCTGCCCCACACTTCAAATGGGTCTGCCTTGCGCTTTGCGCGTTCAATAAAAGATGGGAATGGGTAATCAAGTGCCTGATCTGAACCGTATCCGCTGAATGGGCGCAACACAGTAACTTTCAAACCTTCAGCTCTTGCATATGAGGCGAGCATTTCACCCGACAATTTCGCCCAACCATAGGTGAAGTCAGGGGTGCGGATGTGTTCAAGATTGATGTCAATTTCGCGCAATTTTTGCTGATATTGCAGTCTTTGCAAGAAGATTGGGTAAGCCGCACTTGAGGAGAAATAGACAATGTGCTTCGGGCGAGTTCTCAGCGCCCATTGGAACATATCTGCATCAATGGCAAGGTCAGAGGCAACTGACAATGGGTTTCCCTCAATAGTCATCCGCCCACCGACAATCGCCGCGAGATGAATGACCATATCAAACTGAGTTGAATCGGTTGCAAAGAAGTGTCGAACCTCTTTGCCATTGACCAAATCAATGCCTGTGATCTCGTGATTTTTGTCATCAAGTTGGCGGTGAAAAGCACGCCCGACAAATCCTGCATCACCTGTGATCAGAATCTTCATTCCATCTCCCATTCGTATTCATATCTATCAGCACCCGTCAACAAGACAGACTTTTGCTGATCCACAGCGAAGATGAACTTATCATTCTCATCAAGGGCTGCGCCAATGTGACTGATGGGGTTGGCAGGGTCGAGCAGGTAAGGCTTGCGAACTGACTTGCCCTCAACTTGGGTGTCATAGAACTCGTCATGGACAAAGCAGGAGAATTGGATTCTTGGGTAGATCATATTTCGCAGGAAATCTTGGTC